CCATCAATTTCATCCATTACGATCGCAATGCGCTTTTGATTATTACCCCAAATACTCACAATATTGACATCAGGTATATTGTGCTTGGTAATATTGGTTATAACTGACATATTACGAATATCTCCAGCATCATAACGGATTACATCAAACCCTGCCGATTTTAAAGTTTCGGTAACGAAGTAGGTTTTACCACAGCCAGGTGCACCATAGAAATAGAAGCCACGTTTAATCGCACTATTTGAGCGTTTAACAATAAACTCTCTGAGCTGCTGAACAAATTGCTGGGCAATCACTTCTCGGTTTAGTATCTTATTTATATTTAATTTATCCATGGATTTCGTCGGTTGCTATGAACTATAATGCGATTTTGCTTATACCAGTTTCTAGAGAAACCGTATAAGTTTGCATATTTGTTCAAAAGATATACACATTTCAAAGAGTGATGTAAACTAGCATACTCCATCAAAAATGATAGATATGTTTTATATGTTGAACCTTTAAATATATACTTTTTCCATTTGTGCCATTTCTGGAAATGTTCTTTCAATAACTGGTCAAATACAAAACTACAATCGTGTCTAACAATATCGTGTACGTAATTATCATAGAAACGAGGTGAAATCAGACTTTTAACTGATTTGTGGCATTGGATATAATCATTTCTTGTTAGCCACACCTTTGTTGTTGGTGGTAAAGCATGATGAAGATGTTTATATATCACTCCTAACAAATCATCATTTAGTGTATTAAGGTGTTCATCCAACGTGGTGTGACGAAGATTTTGTTTGGCAACAATTGTTTGTTCTTTGTTGTCAGTTGTCATTTTTGTAATATCAGAGTATTATATTGGTAAATAGTTGGATATAGTTGCTACAAATAGATATAGCAAATAAGAAGTCTGCTAAGCAATGAATGATATTATAGCATATGGTATATCCTAATATCATTATCAAACAGTATCAAACAATAATCAAGTAGTTAGTTTCAGGTTTTCTTCAAGTCAGCTTTTAATTACTCACATACCTTTGGATTATTAGTAATGCCGTCCCAGGTGAGATTACAACCTTTAGCCCACTGTGCTTTCCGGCACATTCCATCAATACCATTGTATGGAGGTAAATTAAAGTTCATATTTGACTTACAAGAGCCCAGATCCATAGCATTCACGCAAACACCCTTACCAGAGCTATCACGTTGGAGCTCCCAGTAATCAGGACATTGACCAACTACAGGTGGAAATTTACGTGTCCAACGTTGAGCGTATATAGCGTAACCAATAAAGACCAATGCTACTAGAAGAACAATTCCTGCGATTAACATTGCCAAACGTTGAAAACTCATCTTCTTATAGTGTTAAAATACATAATATTTTCTGCTTACAAAGTATAATGAGTTTTGCAAATGATGAGAATTATGGAAACCCAAATGATTTGAAGCCTGGAATTTCGGTTGGGAATGGAAGAATCAATATAACTGGACCTAACACTACAGCTGTTTTTGCGCTGCAAGATAAGATACCTGTAAGTCAGTGTGATTCTGGATATAGTGAGGCAATGACCGGAAACTGGTATAAGACACCCTTATCTACCGCATATTTTAGTGCAGACAATATGAGAATATTACAAAATGGAATTCGAGCAGGAGTATATCGTTTGTCAAACAATCAGTATGTAATTGGTCCTCAAGATTGTGATGATTTAAAGACTATTATGCGAGGTGTCTTCTTGCAACACTCAAAAAATTTACCTACAGATATTCCTGGACAAATTGCTGCTCTCAACCATCTTGTTCTTGACTATGCTGTTCCACAAGTATATAATGAAGCCGTTGCATATTTGAAGTATAAGCAAGATGTTAGTAGTATGTATACACCTATTCCAGCACCAGTTCAAGCAGATTATAACAATAAGAGCTTAGAAATGCCTAGATGGTTTTAGGTGTTCCATCAATCAAAGATAAAAACAAAGATAAAATCAATAAAAATTTTATCTTTCAATCTTCTTGGTATTGTTTTAATGCTCTATTCATATGCTCATTCAGTTGGATGTTTCTTCAACACTCGTTTTTTAATCACCCTTTTTACAGTTGACTGTTTAGTCGTCTTAGTCTTTTGAACGTCGTTATCCTCATTTCCACGCAAGAACTTCTCATATTCTGCTGATAGATCATCTAATTCTTCTATCCATAGGTCTTTGGTTGTCTTTCCCCGCAAGTTCTCTAAAGCAGATGCCTTGGTGTCTCGCTCCTTCAAAATCTCGTCTGCTTTCTCTTTCGTAACACTATCCATTGGCATTTTGATGAGATAATTAAACGTATCATTTACTCTGTCAAATTCGTAATCTTCTAAGATTTTTGTTACATCATCCTTCGACTTTCTACGCAAGTCAATCTTATCTGTCAGATTATACTGAATGAACTTCGCTTTGTTACTTAACACTTGTAATTCAGCTTCCATTTCTTTAATCTGATGTTCCTTCCGCAGACCATATATTTCCAATCGCTTACCTACAAAATCATCCATGATGTCTTCCGCTGTCTCATATTTCTTCAACTTCTCATCGCTATCAAACAAATGCATATTGTTCCTGCTATGTGTGGTATACAATTTAAGAAGCTTTTGTAAACCGTTCTTGCCATATTGTGCACTATCTGTAACAAGCTCATCAATTGCATCTTTCGCGAATACAATAGTAATATCTACAGTTGTATCTGTGCTCATATCCGTATAGCTACGTACATACTGTTTAGTATTAGACTTCTTACCGTCTTTTGGGTTAATAAGAGATTCCAAATAAACTTTATAGTCTTCTGTCCAAGTTCCAATCGGGAGTTCAGTAACACGAACATGTGTATCATTAATCACTTCATACACTCCGGTAATGACATATTTATCATCTCGCCATTCGATAGAACCACTGAATCCGTGACAATATGGTTGTAATGTGACGTCTCCACCATTTCCAGTAAGCAATATGTTGCGCAATCTTGCGATAATATGTTTTGGATTATATGTCATAATATCTGTGCTGAATCCAGTGCCAATGCCTTTTGAACCGTTAACAAGAACCATTGGAATAATAGGTGCATAATAAACAGGTTCTACTGGTGTTCCATCATCATTTAGATATCTTAAGACCGCATCATCTGCTTCACGAAAGATATGTCTAGTAATTGGGTTTAGTGCTGTAAAGATATATCTTTCAGAAGCTGAATCTTTCCCACCCAATAAGCGAGTGCCAAACTGACCATTTGGCAACAAGAGATTAATATTATTAGAACCTACGAAGTTCTGTGCCATTCCAACAATTGCCGCATTTAAACTAGCTTCACCGTGATGATATCCTGAGTGTTCTGACACATAACCACTGAACTGCGCTACTTTGATTTCATTGACAAGTTTTCTCTTGAACGCTGAATACAAGATTTTGCGAAGACTAATCTTCAAACCATCCATCACATTTGGAATAGAACGGTCACAGTCATATTTACTGAAATGGATAAGCTCACGATCAATGAAGTCCTTATAAGTAACTGTTTCGCTTGTAGTATCCAAATACGCATCTCTATCATATGCACCAAGCCAGTCTTTTCGGTCATCTGCACGTTTCTTATTGAAGACCATATCAATACAATCTCCATCATTGTCGTGTTGGACAAACTCAACCGTCTTCTTTGCTTTGAAGTATTCTCGGAACTCTTTGCCTGTGCTAGTGCCTAATCCCTTATAATATTTAATAACCCACCCTTTTGTGTCATTCTCCTCTTTCCATTGGTTATACTCTCCATCATTATAGAATACTAATTCTTTATTGCCCTTGCGAGCTTTCAAAATTGGTGTATTCATAAAACCAATGAATCCTGGAACACTTGATAACGTAGGCCACTCTGCTTGGAACAAATTAATACCCAAGGCTTTGATATGTGTGCCATCTAAATCCTGGTCTGTCATAAACATCACCTTACCATATCGCAGATTTGTAGCAACATCATTTTTGGTAGTGTATTTCTTGCCGACAGCTAAGCCGAGAATCTGCTTGATTTCGTTGATTTCTTTATTTTCCGCGATCCGTTTTGCTGTTTCACCTCTTACATTGAATAGCTTACCACGCAATGGATAAACACCAATATAATTCCTGTCTTCTTTGGAAAGACCAGAAACAATACCAGCTTTTGCTGAATCACCTTCACAAAAGATGATAGTGCACTCGCCAGACTTCGCGGTTCCAGCATAATTGGCATCTAGTAGTTTCGGAATTCCACGGATAGTCTTTGTCTTCGCACCATCCGTCTTCTTTACTGCCTTAGTCTCGCGAACTTCAGTAATGGCACACGCTGCTTGCATTACTCCCATCTTCGCGATCTTCTCGATAAACTTGTCACTTACAGAGCACGAAGAACCAAAACTGGATGAAGGTGTATTCATAAAGTCTTTTGTTTGACTATCAAACGCTGGACTTTCAATATCACAACGGACAAATAACATCAGTTGTTCTTTAATACTCGCTGGCTTTACATCAACCTTCTTTTTCGTCTTGATGTAAGTAGTGAGCTTTCTGACAATTTGACCTAATACATATTCAATATGCTTTCCACCTTTGCTAGTATAAATGCCATTGACAAATGACACTTGCGAGAATTCATCATTTGGAGACAAACATACCGCATATTCCCAACGCTCATTTGCGTTCTCATATGCAATCTGCTTCTGTTCATAATTCTTGACATAAAGATTTACATATTGTTGGAAATTATGAACTGCAATAGGAGACGAATTCCATTTCACTTTGATGGTTTTAGATGTCACTGCTGCTACATCATACACTCTCCGTTTGAATAGAGCAACCATATCTTGTGATAGCCCATCCAATCCAAGACGTGTATAGTCAGGTTTAAACGTGATTTTGGTTAGTGGTTTTGTTGAACACTTCGTAATAGTAGGTGGTTCAATTACACTGAGATTATCTTTGAATTCTTGAATATATTTAAGTTTGCGGGTATGGTCAATAGTCTCAATGCGTCCATATGTAGACCAGATTAGTGCCAACTTAAATCCAAACCCGTTCTTGCCTCCAACAATTCGTTTTTCGGTCTTATCATAGTTCGTGCTGGTTCGCAGATGACCAAATATCATCTCAGGAATCCATACATCGTGTTCAGGATGTTTAGCAATATCAATACCATTACCGTCGTTTGTCATTGTTACTGTTCCATCATCTTCAACAGAGATGTCAATGTACGTAACAGTTCGCACATCTTCGCCAGCATCTTTCTTCTGTTGCATTCGCACGACGTGGTCACGACAGTTCACGATACCTTCGTCAAACAACTTATAGAGACCAGGAATCCAATTTATTGTCTTTTCAATGATGCTTTCTTTTCCATCGTGATAGATTTGCATACACGCATCAACTTTTTCAACAGAACCGATATATGTATCTGGATTATCCAACACGTGTTGTCGGTCACTTTTCTTTTGGTATTTCTTTGCAAGTGTTTCCTTAGTGGCGTCGTTGTTTGCTCTGGGCATTGCTTGTCAATTAATAGATTTAATACGCTAAGACTGTATCGCTAGGGTATATGACAATGTAGGCATCTTTCTAAATGGTTCAATTTTATGAGTAAAACTATGCAAGTCTATATAGGACCAGATATACAAAATAGAGTAATAGTAAAAATAGAATTATGACAAATAAAAATTGTTTTTATGCCGAAATCCATATACACAATTAAAACATATTCATAATTATATAGGGTATGTCATATTCGACAAGCCATTTCACCCTTTCTTCATATGATCCGTGTTATAATATTATCGCATATGAAAACTATGTCCGTCCAGACTTGGTAACAGTACATAAATATGATATATTGCTAACATCAAGTAATGAAATTTACTTTTTTAACAATTTAACAGATGCGAGTATGGAGTTATTATTGGTTGGAGCAGGTGGTGGAGGTTCTGGAACGTCAAGTGTGAATATAGACGGAGGTGGTGGTGGAGGTGGTGGAGCATGGGTTAATGCAAAGACAACTCTTGGAAGTTATTATGCGGTTGACACAAGTTATAGTATTTTTCTTGGAACTGGTGGTGCTGCGGGAGTTAGTAGTGCAGGTGCTCCAGGTGGGGCAAGTGTATTTACCAAACTCGGTGATCCAAGTGCATCTTATGTGTATGCGTTAGGTGGACAAGGAGGGCAAGTATATGAAGGTGGTTCTGCGGGTATAACATCCATTGCTACCAATATGACAATTTTACACACAAGCAATGTTCCATATACGGACACCTCATTTGGGTTTGGTGGTGACGCAGCACATCAAATTGGTGCTGGACAATTTTCAGCTCAAACAGCTTCCGTCCCTGTTGAAGGTAATGCAGGACCAGGTTTGTTCGACTTCAGTAATGTGCCAGCATTAAATGTTGGTGGAGGAGGTGGTAGCGGATCAGCAGCTTTTTCTGCGGTCCAGAGTAGTGGGTTTGCCGGATTTGGTGGTAGCGCAAGCGGAGGCGGAATAGGCAATCCATCTGCAAATGGCGAGAGCGCTGTTCAACCAGCAGCTGGTGTATTTGCTCTTGCGAGTGATGTGGGTGGTGGCAATGGTGGAGGTGGCAGTGGGCGGCCATCATCTGGAACTACAAATGGTGGTAGTGGCTCAAATGGATTGTTATACATGCAATTATATCAAGAAATTGAACCTTTTGGAACACCTTATTTCAAATTTTTAGATTCCAGTGGTATAACGCTAAGTTCTGCTGTAGAAAACCACAGTGATGGTTCAAAAATAACTCATTATGTAGCATTTACACAGAACCCAAGCACAAGCACATCATACACAAACAGTGTAATGTTTGAAGCCTCAGCAAACAGCCTTGAAGCATATTTTATAATGTCTGGAGGCGGTGGTTCTGGAGGTGGCGGAACGGCAACATTCCCTGGACAAGGTGGAGGTGGTGGAGGTCACTGTTTTTTAGCTGGTGAAGTAGGAACAGATATACCTATCGATCAATGTTTGAACATTTTAGTAGGTAATTGTGGTTCTGTCAGAGGAAGTGGAACAAGTGAAGGAGCAGGTGGTCTGTATACAGAATTTGGAAACAATTATTGGACTGATTGGCCAAGAGTGCTTGCCGGTGGTGGAGGAGCAGCACAAGGAACAATAGGTGTAACTGGTTTTGGTGGTGATATATCATCTGCTGGTCCATTAACTATCGTATCATCTGGAAAAGGTGGCGATGGTGGTTTAGGTAATAGGCAAGAACAAGTTATTGCTCAAGGTATATCCGGCGAGGATGCTTCGTTTGGGTATATAAATTCACCTGGACAATATCTACTTCCATATTTTGGCACGCTATATGCAGGTGGAGGCGGTGGAGGTGGAGGTGGTTGGTATTCAATAAATTCAGGTGTATTTGGTTCATTGAGCAACAATACTGGTGGAGGCGGTTATGGAGGTTTATTAGGTGAAGGTGGTGGTGCTGGTGCAGCAACTGTTCCATATGGAAACTGGAATGGTTTTGATGCAACACAAGGAGCAATAACATCTAATGTTATCACGAGTGGAGCTGGTGGAGGTGGTGCAGGTAGCACTCCAGGAACCTTAGGTGTATTTTCATCAACAGGTGGTTATGGTTCTGGTGGTGCTTGGGCGCTATATTTACCGGTCTATGAAGCTGGACCAATTCCAGATCCAAGCGCAGCATATGTTACTCCTTTCTTCGAATTTGAATCTGGTTCTGGGTTGTATTACAAAGAAACATATAGTCAAAAAATTTGCGAATGTGGACCACCACTTGATAGATATGAATACGTTGTTATTAGTCCATATGACAATGTTGTGAAATTCTATACTCCGGGTATAGGTGCACAAGCAAATATTCTTCTTATAGGAGCTGGAGGCCAAGGTGGAGGTGGAACGAATAATGGTGGCCAGCGAGCAGGAGGAGGTGGTGGCGGAGGTGGTCACTTATATGCTCGTGGAATTGTAGGTTCTCAGATACCAACCGATATTTCATT